ATGATAAGCCCACAACAAGAGAGAGCATTTTATCTATCAAAGATAGATCAGAACGTCAGAAAGCAATTGCCGAAAACATTTCTTTATTCCAACAGTAAAGGAGTTTTATATGAACAAAAACAGATTAACGATGAACACAAATTTGCAGTTCTTTGCAGCAAACGCAGGACTGATTACAACAGGAGACATTGATGTAAAGGCAAGGGAAATTGATTTTGTTACATCTTTTGAAAGAAACTGGGAAGCTTTAAGAGAAATTCTCGGAATTTCAAGAGCAATTAGAAAACAGCCCGGAACTATTCTTAAAAGCAAATATGCAGAAGGAACGTTAGAGAGTGGGACTGTAGCAGAAGGCGATGTGATTCCAAGAACACATTATGCGGTAAAAGAGAAACCTTATTCTGAGATTACTCTTGAAAAATATGCAAAAGAAGTTTCTGTCGAAGCAATCAAGGATCATGGATATGAAGTAGCTTGTGAAATGACAGACGAAGAGTTCCAGACAGACCTGCAGGATGGAATTACAACAAAATTCTACAACTATCTGAAAACTGGTACACTTACACACACTGCAAAAACATTTCAGATGGCTGTAGCTAAAGCTATTGGATCTGTCAAGAATAAGTTCAAGTCAATGCACAAAACTGCTACAGGAGTTGCAGTGTTTGCAAATATCATGGATTTCTATGATTATCTTGGAGATTCAAACATTACTTTGCAGACAGCCTTCGGACTTACCTATATTAAGGGATTCCTCGGAGCAGACATTATGTTCCTTTGCTCTGACAACGAAATCCCAGCAGGAAAAATTCTGGCAACACCTGTAAACAACATCGTTGCTTATTATGTAGATCCATCTGACGGAGATTTTGAGAAAGCCGGTCTTTCTTACACTGTCAGCGGAGAAACAAATCTTATCGGATTTAAGGTAAAAGGCGATTACGATCGTGCAACCAGCGTAACTTATGCACTGTTAGGATTTGTACTTTTTGCAGAGTACATTGACGCAGTAGCTAATGTTTCAATCACACCGGGGGAATAGATCCCACTACACAGGCGGTAAATGCTAGTGGGGAACTCACGGAAGAATACTTAAACTCTCTTACAGTTGCAGAAATTAAGGCACTGGCAGAGAGTAAAGGGTATTCACTGACCGCAACAAAGAAAGCTGATATTATCAGCGAAATCTTATCACAGCAATAAGGAGTGTGGAGCAATGTCATATGTAGATTTTGAATATTACCAAACTAAATATGGTGGAAGTTTGTTCGAAAGCAAAGAAGACTTTGCTCCATATGAAAGAAAAGCAGAAAGAAGAATCAATGCGATCACATCAAACAGGATTTTGTTTTATTCTCAGCCAGAATCAGAAGATGCATGGTGGGATAATATCAAAGATTGCACCTGCGAAATAGCTGAATTGCTAAAGAATTTATCTGAGTACTCTGCGGCAGTTAATAACTTTGGTGTTATTGCAAATACGGACGGAACTGTAAAAGGGAAAATGATTAAAAGCATGACTTCTGGAAGCGAATCAGTATCTTATGATGCTGGAGCATCTTCTTCGACATTTGTAGAGCTTGCAAAATCAGAAATGGCACTTAATCGTAAGTGCTACGATATTGCATCAAATTACCTAACCGGAATGGTTGATTCAAGGCATGAAAACCTTTTGTACATGGGAGTTTAGCTTATGGGAATCGGATATAAAGATGCCGTGGTTTTATATAACAGGCATTACAACGACACTTTAGAAACTGAATATTATTTCGGTACTCTATTTGAAAATGTAAGAATCGAGCTTACACAGGCAGAGAACATAAGCAAATCTGGAATGAAAGATGCAGATAGTTTTCTTGTAAAAATCCCGAATGATGGCACATTGAATTATGCTAATCCACCAGACTGGGAGAACATGAGCGAAGAAGAAAAGTTAAAGCATTTCACTTTAAGAAGTAATGATTTTGACTTCGTAGTGATTGCAAAAAAAGATGAACTTCTCATTGATAGGGAATTGCCGGTTGGATTAATTAATTCAGACGATTATCCGGGTAAATTCTTCCAGTACATGGTAAATGAAAAGGGGAATTGCTACAAAGTGAATACTATCGGTGTTTACAGCCTTATACCAAGGTTTGAGATTGGAGGTAAATGATTTGGATGAAAAGCCAAAAATAATGCTTGTATCAGATGCAGAAACGGCGCAAAGAGCTATTCTTGATATGATAAATAGTTATCCAGATTTTCCGCCCGGTTTCAAACCATCAAATTCAACAATCTTATGGAACAGCATAAAAGATACTCAGTCTATTGGAGTTTTTCCGGCGCAGGATCCAGTTTATTTGAAAAAATATGTCAGCGGTTCTTATGTCGGACAAATGACGTTCCAGATCGTATACAAAAGCAATCCAACAACAAACAAGGATAATATTGCAGCAAGCAATCTGCTTGAAAATATTGCAAAGTTCCTTGAAAGTGGAGAATTTACATTAAAGGATAAAAATTTTGTTGTAGAACAAATCAACCGCACATCGGATGTATTTTGCGGTACAGCAGATGGAAAAACAACAGAATTAGCAATTAATATGCAGCTTAAATATTTTTATAAAAAATAGGAGGAATACTCATGGCAAAAGACAGAACTAACATGGTCTCACTTTTGGATATTGGAAGCCTTATGGGTGGAAAAAGTGAAAAGCTTGCTGAAATGGGTGATGGTTTCACAGAGCTTTCTGAAGACTGGGGACCTAACACAGAAAGCACACAGTACGTAAACATGAAAAATGCAAGCAACTCTGTAAAAGGGTATGCATTTTCAATGTCTCCAGAAAGAGAACATTTGTCAGATGAAATGCAGACAGTGTTTAATGATGTTTTTAAAAAACTTCCAACAGGAGATCAGTGCGAGACATATTATTATCGCTTCTTTAAAGCTGATATTACAAGCGGATCCGGAGATTGTATCCGTGTCCCAGTAACTGTATGTGCATCAAGCACTGGTGGAGCAGGTGGTGATATTTTAAAGTCTACAGTCCAGATTAATGGAAATGGAGATGTAGAACTTGGAACAATCACTATTGCTGGTGATGGATCGTTCACATGGGCACCTAAAGTAAGTGCTTTGGCTTTGGATGAAGATTACCCAATTGCATAGGTGTTAATTAAAAATTAGCATATGTGGGATGCCTACCTTTCCTTGGTGTCCCACATTAGGAAAGGATGTTAAAAATGGAAGAAATTAAATTAAGCAGTGGCATAAAAAAAATTGCAATAAAAGACGAAGACGGAGATCTTATTACAGTTATAACAGTAGATACAGCGAATGCAGACACAGCTAAGAAGTTTGCAGGTGTAATTGATAAATTAAATAATATATCTCAAAACTGTGAAAAAGAAGCCGCCGAATGGAGAAATAACCACAAAGACGATATGAATGTGGATGATATGAATGTGGATGCAGCATTAGAACTGAACAGCATTCGTGTAAAATATCTTAAGCAGATTACGGAAAGTATAGATGGGTTGTTTGGCGAAGATGCCATGAAACAGATTTACGGAGATATTGTCCCGGATGAACTTGCAATCGTGGAGTTTGTAGAGCAGGTTATCCCTGTTATGAATAAGCTTTTCAATAAACGTTTTGAACAGATTCAGAACAGATACAATGTAAGAAGATGTGGGGCAAAATAATGAACAATGTCATGCTGGACAATTTGCCTACTGAATGGAACGGATACAAAGTAAATACCGATTTCCGCATAGGTATGCAGATTTATATTTTGCAATATGACAAAGAAATGAATGAGTACGAGAAAACAACTTCTATTCTTTATCTTATGTTCTCTGATGAATACGGAGAACTTAGAGACCATCCACAGCACAATGAGTTAAATGAATGTATTTCCTGGTATTTAAACGGATGGTATCACGACAATACCGGCAGTAGTAAAAATACAAAGCGTTTTATTGACTATGATGTAGATCAATGGAGAATATACGCAGATTTCTTGCAGATATACGGAATTGATTTGTCCGTGGCAGATATGCACTGGTGGAAATTTAATGGCTTGATCTGGAATATGCCAAGAAGATTATCTTCTCTCATGGAGGTAATTGAGATCCGACAGAAGAAGATTGAAAAGAACATGAGTTCCAAGGAAAAAGATGCAATCAGAAACGCACAGAATAGATATGCTTTGGAACAGCCAGAAAAAGAGTATACCAGCGAAGAAAAAGAAAAGATAGACGATTATGATCGCATGATGGAAGAAATAAGAAAGCAGAAAGAAACAGAACAGGAAGCATTGAAACAGTTTAAGAAATGAGGACTTTAGCATGGCTGAATATGATGGCGAAATCAGAATAAAAACGTTGATTGAAAATGGAGAAGCATCAAGTAAGCTCATGCAGATGGAATCACAGTTTCAGAAGCTTGCAAGAGAATCTGATAAGTTTTCCAAGACACTGAAAGATCTGGCAAGTCAGAAGATTCCAACAGAGGAATATAAGGCTGTGCAGATGCAGATAGAAAAAGATACTGCTTCTCTTGATAAACTTCTTGCCAGAATGGATAAATTCTTAGAAACAGGTGGAAGCAGTAAAAGCACAACCTTTAAAAGAATGCAATACGAAGTTGAGGAATTAACAAACTCAATTAAATATGCAAAAGGTGAGCTTGCTGCAATGGAATCTTCCGGTACTGCTTTTATAGATCCTACAACTACAGAGGAATATAGCAAAGTATCTGAAAAGCTTCTTGATGTACAGAGCAAACAAGAAGTTCTTAATCAGAAGATGAGAGAAACAGTTTCCAATGAGAAAACTATTGGTGCCGGTGCGAAAGACATTGAAAAAGTAGGAAAATCAGCAAAAAAATCCTCTGGCTTAATATCTGACATGGCGAAACGAATAAAGCAGACAGTAGTTAGTTTTGCAATATTTGGTGCGGTTATGAAAGTATCTCAGACCATATCCAAGGCATTTACAGAAGGTATACAGAACATGGCGAAGTATTCTTCTGAATTTAATGGAAAAATGTCTGAAATGGCAAGTGCTACGGCTACATTGAAAAATTCTATCGGAGCATTGACAGCACCTATCATATCTGCATTGACACCAGCAATCGTAACCTTATGCACATGGATTACAAATGCCATTAATGCCATGAACAGATTTATTGCGGTTATTAGCGGAAAAAGCACTTGGACAAAAGCAAAGAAGCAGCAGGTAGACTATGCGGCATCTCTTGATAAAACAGCCG